CCTGAGCCCACAGTGACAGCAGTACAAGGCCAGGTCTACACAGAAAGTGGCCTGCAAGCTGTTTCAACTTTGAGCATTGCCACCGGAGCTAGTCTGCAGGTCACACCGGCTGTTGCTACAGCTTTGTCTGGCACAGCTCTAGCCAGTTTGTTGAGCACACCCATTACCAATTTGGTCACCATTGGGTCTGGCGCTATTGGACTGAGCAGCCTGGCCTCAGGACTCTACAACACAGCCAACACAGCGGTCAGTGGAGCCATTGGTGCCTTGGTTAACAATGGCACTACCTTTGGCACAGCGGCCACAGCAGCCTGGGCAGGTCTAGGCAATGTATCACTGGGTTCAATTGGTGACACACTGTCTGGAGGACTGACTTCGCTAGAAAATTTTGCTGGTAGGGGTCTAGACAACATCGAAGGCAGTATTAAAAATCTAGCGTCTAGTGCAGAAAATTTCATAACCAACGGCTACAGCGGAATATCCACAGCCTTAAACAACTTGCCAGGCAGTCTGTCTGGTTTGGCCAGTGGACTAAACATTACTGGCAAGGCCAGTCAGTTTGCCACGGCATTCAGTAATCCCTTGGGCAGTTTAAGTAATCTAGGCGGATTCAATCTTGGTGGACTAGGACTAAACAACATTGGCAGTTTGACCACCAACCTTGGTAATCTTGGCAATTTAGGAAGTTTAACCAATCTCAGTAGCCTTGGAAACCTAGGCGACTTAACAAGCATTACCAACTTAACCGGTAGCTTGGGCAGTTTAGGCAATCTCGGTAGCTTGGGCAGTTTAGGCAATCTCGGTAGCTTGGGCAGTTTAGGCAATCTTGGTAGCTTAGGTAGCTTAGGTAGCTTAGGTAGCTTAGGTAGCTTAGGTAGCTTAGCCAGTCTGGGCGATCTTGGTAGTCTAGGTAGTTTAGGAGGGCTGTTTGGCGGTGGTGGTGATGAACTGGTATCAGGTACACAAGTGGCTGCTGGATTTAGCAACACAGTAAATCGTGCCACAGTTGATAGTGCATTAAAACGCATCTTAGGCAGCAGTAAAATACCCACACCCAGGTATGAATATCCATCAGCATCGTCATCGAGTCCAGCCAAAGACGTTGCCCAAGGACAATCAATATTTGCTGGACTTTCTAGTTCTAGCAGTCTAGGATTTGGATCAACTTTACTGGGTTAAATACAAGATGCCTACATTTATTGGATTCAACACCATCAATCAAAACAAGTATTTTACAGCAGTTGATTTTGACTTAATCAAAATTGATCTGTTAAATGCGTTAAACATACGTCAAGGCCAACTACCGGGCCGTCCTGGCTATGGCACTACCTTATGGGACAACCTGTTTGAGAATCAGTCACAAGAAACCTTACAAACAATTTACACTGAAATACAGCGAGTAGTTGCTGGGGATCCTAGGATTTTTTTAAAAGATCTACAGATTTTTGCACAAGACAACGGCATACTTATACAGCTAGAATTAACCACAGTCAGTGGTACCGATGCACAGTTGTTGGGCGTATTTTTTGACCAATCACAACGTGTGGCCAGCTTCGTTTAACTACGTAGTTTATTTTACCCATAAATAATACAAATTGGAATAACACATGGCCACAACTGCAAGACAAACCTATGTTTTTGGAGTCGAAGACTGGAAGCGCATCTATCAAACCTATAGAGAAGCTGACTTCCAAAGCTACGATTTTGAAACCCTACGCAAGACATTTGTAGATTATTTGCGCCTGTATTACCCAGAAACCTTCAATGACTATATTGAAAGTTCAGAATTCATTGCTCTCCTGGATGTTATGGCATTCATGGGTCAAAGTCTAGCATTTCGATCAGATCTTAACAATAGAGAAAACTATCTCAGCACAGCAGAGCGCCGGGACAGCGTGGTCAAACTGGCCAACCTGGTCAGTTATACTCCGTTGCGCAACACCGAAGCGTCAGGATATCTCAAAGTTTTCAGCGTTACAACCACAGAAAATCTCACAGATTACAACGGTATTGATCTAGCCAACATCACAGTAAACTGGGCCGATCCTACCAATTTAGATTGGCAAGAACAATTCAACACCATTATCAATGCGACCCTGGTCAACACACAACGAGTTGGACGTCCTGGAGTCAACACCAACATCTTGGGCATAAACACACAGGAATACACAATAAATCTAGTACCAGGATATCTACCAGTGGTGCCCTACACTTCTAATGTCAATGGCGTGAACATGCCATTTGAAGCAGTGAACGCCACGTCAGTAGGCGAAGATTACGTATACGAACCGCCGCCCCTGCCCAATGGACAGTTTAATATTTTATTCCGTAATGATCAATTGGGATTTGCTAGCGACAATACCGGATTCTTTTTCCTGTTCAAGCAGGGAATACTACAAAATCAAGACTTTAATCTTGCTGAACGTATTACCAATCGTGCAGTTGATATCAATATCGAAGGCATCAACAATACCGACGTATGGTTATATCAACTAGACGATGTAGGCAACATCACCAGCTATTGGAAAACAGTACAGAGTGTGTACGCAGCCGCGGTTGAACAGATGACTGCAGATACACAAACCATTTATAGCATTACCAGCAGAACCAACGATCAAATTACTTTGAATTTTGGTGACGGTATATTTGGCACAATTCCAGTGGGAATTTTCCGCACCTATGTGCGGGCATCAAACGGACTGACTTACATTATCAACCCAGCCGAGATGCAAAGTGTGAGTATTCCTATCAGCTATATCAGTCGCACTGGCGGCATCGAAACTGTTACCTTTGTGTGTGGTATTACCCAACCAGTGACCAATGCTCAGGCACGTGAAACCATACAAGAAATCAAACAACGTGCTCCGGCCCAGTACTATACACAAAACAGAATGGTCAACGGCGAAGACTATTCAAATTTTCCTTTTACACAGTACAACAGTATTTTAAAAAGTACCGCGGTAAATCGTTCTTCAATTGGAACCAGTCGATATCTTGATCTAGTAGATGGCACAGGAAAATATTCCAGCACTAATACATTTGCCAGTGACGGCGCTTTGTACGAGGCCAACACCCTGCCGGCCTTTAGATTTAGTTGGCTCACTACTAACGATATTGCCGATGTGGTTTATAATCAGATTAATCCTTTGTTGGTTAAAGCTGGATTACAACAGTTTTATTATGCAAATACTAGCAGACCGGAACTGTTATCATTGAGCTTGACCTGGCATCAAAGCACAGTAATAACTAACGAAACTACTGGCTTTTTTGAAAACAGTCTAGGTAATCCGGTGCCTGTTGGCGATTTTGCCAGCAACAATGCCAAATATATACAGACCGGCAGTTTAGTTCAGTTTGGAGCACCCGACGGTTACTATTTTGACGTTGAAAACAGATTAAAAGCCGGCTCACCAACAGGGCCTGACGAAAAGCTCACCATCTGGGCAAGTCCTACAGCGGTGTATCTTAGCGGAACTGCGCAGGGACTCGGTAATCTTCCATCCGGGATAGGACCGGTGGTCCTGAATACATTTGTGCCCACTGGTGCTATACCGTTGCGTGTGATTCCTTTGTTTGTGACTGATCTTGGAATTACATTAGAACAAACTATTGTAAATCAAATTTATCTTAATCAAAATTTTGGGTTAGGATACACCAGCACTGGCATATTCAATTCCAGTAATGAATTAATATATCCAGCACAATCATGGTATCTAATTACCGCGACAAATTTAGCGGTAGATGCTCAGTATAGCACAAATAGTGCCGGCGACACATCCGGCACCAATCAGGACGCTAGTTGGTTTATTCAATGTACCACCAACGGAACCAACTATACAGTAGTATCTAGATCTCTTGACTACTATTTTGGTAGCGTGGCACAAACAAGATTTTTCTTTTACAGTGCCGAACCAATATATGACAGTCGCACAGGCACAGTCATTAGAGATTATGTAAATGTATTGAAAGTAAACAGCAGACCTGACAGCGCATTGCCGTTGCCAGGCGACAACGTATTAAACATTATTGCTCAGCCAGTTCTAAGCGATGGCCTCACTGACGATTTCCAAGTTGAAGTTAGTTTTAGTTTAGGATATGGAGAAGCAGTTCCTCGCAATCCAGACTTCTTCAACGACATTGTGGCACCCAATGTAAATGCCAATCATAAATTTGTATTCTTCCAGCAGACTACGGACTTTGACAATTTGCAACGATACCTACTGTTAGAACCTGGAATAGTCAACAGTGATTATCCAACACAAGCTGTTATATTGTTAAATCTAAGTCAGTATTCTGTTGGCCAAGTATTTTATGCCTATGCTGACATCATCAACAGCCAAGTAACACCTACATTTTATGTCTTGACAGTCAACAGCGCAGGCGTACAAACATTAACGGCTGATGATACCTATTTGGCACGAATTGGTCGCCAGGGATTATATTTCCAATACAGACACAACAGTCCATTAACCAGTCGTATTGATCCGGGCTCAACCAACATCATTGATGTTTACATAGTAACCAACGATTATTACACTTCATATACCAATTGGTTGAGAGATACCACCGGTACTGTAAGTGAACCAATAGCGCCTAACATAGATGATCTGACTACAAACTATGCTAGACTACAAAATTACAAAATGATTAGCGATAACATGATTTTGAACAGTGTGGATTTTCAACCGTTGTTTGGCCAAAAGGCCGATTCGGCCTTGCGAGCCACAGTCAAAGTAATTCGTAGCACTCAAAGTACAGCCAGCACTAGCGAAATAAAAAATCTTGTGGTAGCCAATATGGATGCCTACTTTAATTTGGCCACTTGGGATTTTGGACAGACTTTTTATTTTTCAGAGCTGGCAGCCTACATACATCAAAACATCGGCGATGTAGTCAGCAGTGTGGTGTTGGTTCCGTTAGATCCACAAAAGAGCTTTGGTGATCTCTACGAAATTCGATGTGCCCCTAATCAGATATTTGTCAATGGCGCCACAGTCAATGACATTGAAGTGATCACTGCATTGACCAGCAACAATTTACAAACTGCCCCGGGTAGTGGAGTAATCTAATGGTTGATAGTGTACGCTCAGTAGATTTTCTCCCAGAAATATTTCAGACTCCGGTCAATAAACAGTTCCTGGCTGCCACACTGGATCAATTAATCCAAGAACCTGCATTTAAAAAAAGCCAAGGATTTGTTGGTCAGCGTGTTGGACCAGGAGTCAATGCCAACGACGGTTATGTAGTTGAACCCACAAAAACTCGTACTGATTATCAATTAGAACCTGGCGTAGTCCAGGTCAATCCAACAAACACACGTCAAATAGTTGACGCTATTACCTATCCAGGAATCAACGATGCTTTGGCGGTGCAAGGCGCCAATGTTACTGATGCCAGCAGTCTTTACAAGAGTGATTACTATGCCTGGGACCCATTTGTTGATTTTGACAAATACATCAATTATGCACAATACTATTGGTTGCCATTTGGACCCGCATCTGTTGCAGTAACTGCCGGCGGTGTACTGACCTCTAATGACTATACCGTGACTAGAGCCAACGGGTACTACACATTTTCAGGAGTCAACGGTGACAATCCCAACATAACTCTTGCACGCGGCGGCAGTTATAATTTCAATGTAGCGCAAAATGATCAGGTTGCAGTCCAATATCGTGTGACCAATACTGGTACTACCAACTGGAATATTAATTACGAATCAAATCCCGTACTGACGTTAGTACGTGGCAACACCTATACATTCAATCTTAGTCAAACTGCACCACTGAAATTTTATATCAAAACTGAATTGAGTTTTGGTACTACTAATCTTTACAACAACGGAATCGACAACAATGGCGCCTCTGAAGGTTTGATTACCTTTACAGTGCCACAAGATGCACCTGATACCCTGTACTATTGCAATGACGTAGAATTTAATCTGCGCGGACAAATAAACATTGTTGATGCCACTCCGGGTACCGGTCCTGGATTTTGGATACAAACCGACCCAGGTATCGACGGTCGTGTTATAGCCACACCTAATATCAGCAGCCGTGACGTCATGGGTGTGAGCAATAATGGTGCTGATCTAGGCACGGTTACATTTAATGTGCCCTTAGCCACAGCGCAAGATTTCTATTACAACTTACCTTCTATTGGATCGGTGGATCTTGTTACGACATTATCATTTGATCAAATTAATGGCCAATTGGCCTTGGACTTTTTTGAAGAAAATCCCAACGGCATTGATGGTATAACCAATTTACAAAATCGTACAGTAATTTTTGCCAATAATCCCAGCGTAGATCCAGCACTTTATAATGTGTGGCAAATTGTATATGTAGGTACCGGCGCCGCAACAACGCTAGAGTTACGCACAATATTGTATGTGGACAATCTATCACAGACCAACATCTTGTTTGGATCAACCTACTCCAGCACCAATTGGTATAAAAATGCATCAGGTGTTTTTGAACAGATGCCTTTGTTAACAGCCACACGCAACCTGTTGTACTACCAGGATGGTACCGACCCAACTATGTTTGGTACCATAACTCTAATTGATCAAGTGACTCCAGTACTGGACATTGATCGTATTTTGGGTAGTAAAACTTATACCAGTCCTAATGGAGTAAAATTTACCAACGGCATGATAGTGACCTTCCGCGGAGACACCCTGCCGGCTTCCTACGAAAACAAAAGTTATTTTGTAGAAGGTGTAGGGACCGCTATTACATTAACGCCAGTACAAAATTTCATCACACCAGAAACCTACACCAATAGTGCTACAGTACCATTTTCTACTGTGTTATTTGATGAGACCCCATTTGACGGGATACTAAATGCACCATTAATTCCAGACTATATCACAATAAATCGTGCCAGTCTGGATCGCAATGCCTGGAGCCGTAGTAATCGTTGGTTCCACATTGATGTGATCAATGCCTCGGCGGCCTACAACAATATAACACCGGTCTTTGACAATAATTTTATTGCCCGCAGACCAATCCTAGAATTCCGTGCTGGTACACGATTATTTGATTACGGAACTGAGGGGCTACCCGCAGTTGACATTATAAACTTTGATCAAACTAATGCCTTAAACACAGTCAACGGATCAATTGGTTTTAGCACAGACAGCTACAATTTGATAAATGGCAGCACTATTATATTTGCTGGCGATCTTGACTCATTGGTACGCAGAACTGTTTACCAAGTAGAATTTATTACCCCTGACACTATTCCACCATTGGTTGCTCAACCAGTAATTAATTTGACACCCATTTACACAGCCTTAGCGGATCAAAACACTGTTTGTCTTGATGGCCTTACTTTGCAAGGACTTGCTTATAGGTGGGATGGGGTAGCCTGGATTAAATGCCAAGAAAAAACCAGCGTTAACCAACCACCTCAATTTGATGTGTACGATGTTAATGGTATAAGTTTTGGCGACCGTGCTACCTACCCCAGTTCAACCTTTACTGGTAGTTCGCTGTTCAGTTATGCCATCGGCAACGGAGCCTCTGATGTAGTTTTAGGATTTCCTATTGCCTACTTGAGCCTGACCAATGTTGGAGACATCAAATTTGACAACAATCTCTACACAGATACATTTAACTATACCGTTAACAATCAAGGTTATACCGTAGATGTCAGTACTGGGTTTGTGCGCGAGTATTCAAACCGAGTAGACTATCGCCGAGAACTTGGCTGGCAACCGGCTGTGACTCAAAGTCAGATACGTCAGCAGTTTCAATTTGTTTACGATGGCTCTCCATTACAGTTAGATGTCTTAGTCAACGAGAATACAGTAATTCCTGCGGTTCAGATTTTTATTAACGCAACATTCCAAGAAAGTTATAATTACACAGTCACTAGAAATACCAGTTCAAACACT